CCATTAAAGTCGCTTGTCCGTGAAGTGTTCACCGATGATGAGGCAGCTAACTTCACAGCATCATTACTTCGAAACTTTGGTATACCGGGCTTAGTCATATCGCCTGGCACTGATGAAGCTGAAATGGAGAAAGGCACGCCTGGCACTATTAAAGAGTTTTTTAAAGCTAAGACTGGCGACTCTCGAGGTGAGCCTCTTGTCATGAAGCGTAAAACAGAGGTCAAGCAGTTTGGCTTTAATCCACAAGAAATGGATCTTGGTAGACTTCGTGAAATACCTGAAGAGCGAGTCTGTGCAGTCATAGGCGTTCACGCCGCAGTGGTTGGCCTTGGAACTGGAATGCAGCAGACAAAGGTCGGAGCAACTATGAAGGAGCTTCGAGAATCAGCTTATGAAGATTGCATTATTCCAATGCAGAATACTTTTGCTGAGGAGCTTGATACACAGTTGCTTCCAGATTTTGAAACAGATATAAAGCGTTACCATGTAGGCTTTGACCTTTCTGACATTCGAGTACTTCAAGAAGATGAAAACAAACATGCTGAGCGGGTAACTAAGCTTACTGAATCAAGCCTTATTACTATTGGTGAAGCTCGAGCAGAATTAGGATATGAAGTAAGGCCTGAACATGATGCTTACATGAGGCGTTTCAACATGCTTGTTATTCCGGCCGCTGCTCTTTTAAGTGAACCAGAACCAAAGCCTATTGATGTAAGCGGCAACGGTGAGGACAAGGCGCTTGGTTTTAAACTGTTCTCGATTTTTTCACCAACTACTCAGCTTAAAATTGAAGCGTGGCAAGTAAATCTTGTTCAAGCGTTTTATAAAGATTGGCAACACTTGTCAACAATCTGGGCAAAGGAGCTTACACGAGACTTCAAGCGGCTTGGTCGAGAAGCTCGAAAAGCATGGCAAAAAATTGTTGAAGAGCAAGGTATAGACCTTGCAAAACAAAGCGCCGAAACTAAAGTTGACTTAGACAATCTTTATGCTGAGCTTATAGCAGAGCAAATAAAGACTACTGACTATGCTCAGTATCAGCATCACTTTATTCGAGTTGGGAAAACAACGTATGATACAATAGAAAGCGTTCTTGGTCTTGGCATTAATATGAGCGCACCTGCTGAGTCTGTGATTGCAAGCGCCGGTGGAACTAAGCGTGGGCTGCTTGACCTTGACAAACAGACTAAGGAAGCTGTTCATAAAGCAATAGCTGAGGCGCGGGCTGCTGGTGAAGGCGCACTAAAGGCTGGTATGAATATCGAAACATTTGTAGCAGCTGGGCCTTGGAGCACTCCTGAGATTCGTGGTGCTGTGATTGGTCGAACTGAAACAAAGTTTGCGCAAAACTTATCAAGCCTTCAGGCTTATAAAGCTGGTGGTTTTGATAATGTAACAATAGTAGATGGGCAAATTGATACTTCATGTGATATGTGCATAGCTCGGGATGAAACAGTTATGTTGCTTGATGAGGCGTTTGGTTTATACGAACATCCAAACGGAACGTTAAGCTGGACGCCGGTGATGGAAGCGCCTCCGGCATAATACTTTATATGGAGGAATAGAATGAAAACCGAAACAAAGCGCACAGTGCTAATTGACCTAAAGCTTGTGGGCGATCAAGGTGAGTTTGAAGCGGTGTTTGCAACATTAAATGTTGTTGATGCTGATGACGACATTACGATTCCAGGAGCTTTTGGTAACCAAGACGTGATTCTGTCACAGTACAATCATGGTTCTTGGGGAAGCGGCGCTGCTGCTTTACCGATCGGCGTTGGCAAAATATTTGAGCGAGGTGATACTGCTGTTATTCATGGTGAGTTTAATCTTGATAGTGAAGATGGGCTCAAGACCTATAAGACTATTAAGTACTTGCATGAAAAAGGCCGCACCCAAGAATGGTCATACGCTCTTCCTGAAATTGACTATGAAATGCAGGAAGCAGATGGCCGGCGCGTTCGTGTACTGAAGCGAATTAAAGTCAACGAGGTTAGCCCTGTGCTGATGGGCTCAGGTGTTGATACTCGGCTCTTAAGCATTAAGGGTACTTTTTCGAACGCGGACAAAGACGAGCTTGCAAGACTGGGCAAAAAGTTTGGTTACATATTCATTTTAAATAATGAATTAGAAGCCTCTGATCAAGAGTCAAAGGCTGTACATATTGAGTCGATGCCTCTGGCTGAACACTTCGAGGTAGTGCAAGCAGACGTAGAGCGACTTGTAGAACGAGTTCAAAAGATTGGCGACCTGAGAGACGCCAAAGGTAATCATCCCTCAGAAGACACGATGAAGCGTACAGCTCAATTTCAAACAGTGCTTGGTAAGCTTATGCACGAGTTGGATGAGCTTCGAGAAAGACACCAAGTATTGTACAAAGAGTTTTTGCGTTTTCAAAAAATCATAGGCGAGAGGAGAAGAAAAGATGGCACTAAAATTGTTAGTGGAAAAACGTAAGGAGTTTGAAACCAAACAGGACAAGCTTCACAAGGTTATAGAGGAGGCGGGCGCAGAGCTCGACATGGAAAAGGTCACGTCTCTCGAAGGGGACAGCAAGGCCAAAACTGAAGCTATCACAAAGATGAACAAAGAGCTTGAGGACTTAGGCATAGAGATTGATGGACTTGTCGCACAAGAGAACGTCATCAAGGCTGACGCGGCTCGCGAGAAGGGGCTTGAAGCAATGGGCGGAGTTCATCTTCCTCAGCCAGAAGGTGACACTGACCAAAGGCCTAAAACAATAGGTCAGCTTTTCGTCGAGTCAGATGCCTTCAAGAACTATCGCCGAGGAACAAAAGAAGGCCCAATCGCTGAGCTGAAAAACCTAAACCTCAAAACACTTTTTCAGACCGCTGCAGGCTGGGCGCCTGAGACAATCAGAACCGGACTCATGGTTCCTTTTGCCACTACGCCGATTCGTATTGTAGACATTATTCCTTCTGGTGCAACAAACCAAACGGCTATTGTTTACATGGAAGAAACGACTTTCACGAACGCTGCGGCTGCTGTTGCAGAAGCTGGAGAAAAGCCTGAGGCAGCGCTGGCCTTGACCGAGCGTTCAAGCCCGGTTCGCAAGATCGCAGTTTGGATACCAGTGACAGACGAGCAGCTCGAAGACGTCGAAGGCATTCAGTCATATCTGACTAACCGCTTGACGTTCATGTTGCGACAGCGCTTGGATCAGTACCTTGTAACAGGAACAGGCATAGCTCCTCAGCTGACCGGCTTGCTAAACGTTGCAGGTATTCAGACCTTTGTGCTGGCAGGCGATCGCTTCGATGCAATATACGAAGCAATCAAACGTGTCAGAGTAACAGGGCGAGCCGATCCGAATGTTATTATAGCTCACCCCAACGACTGGCAGCAACTCCGCTTGATGCGGACTAATGACGGCTTGTACATTCTCGGTAATCCGAGCGAGCCAGGCCCAGTCCGAATCTGGGGTTTGCCAGTAGTGGAGTCAACGGTCGAGACAGAGAACACAGTTCTTGTTGGCGACTTTGCTAACTTCTGTCAGCTGTTTGAAAAGAAAGGCATCGACATTCAAATCTCAGACAGCCACGACACGTACTTCATTTACAACAAGAAAGCAGTTCGGGCAGACATTCGCATGGCGTTCCCTTGTTATCGCCCCGCGGCTTTCTGTGCAATCACAGAGTTCTAAGGACGTTGGCTATAAAGTCAACTCGCATTTAATAAAGGAAACATTATAGGAGGTAGCTATTATGATTCCTGCATATGTTTATGGTTTCTTGACAAAAGATTATCACACTGAGGCAGCTAACACCGTTATTGATGAAGAGCTGCCAGCACAGAACGGCATGAGGTTGGCCTTGCTGGAGATGGAATATCTCAATGCGGCTACGGCGCACCTCGCATCATTCATGTACGCCAAGGACCCAGCTGCAACACCGGGAAGCTGTCGAAATCGTTGTGACACACCAGCGGTATCAGGGCAGAAGGTGCTCAACGTGGTCACCACACCCACTGATCCGGCGGGCAATGCCGTAGCAAATTTGGATATCATCGCGTGGCAACTGCCGGACGGAACGTGGGAGTATGGAATTATCGCGTCAGTCGCTTCTGAAGCAATCACGATGACGGGCAACATTCAGGGCGTGGATGCTGGAGCCGGTGCAGTCGCCGTCGAGGCCGGTGCGAGAGTGATGATCTTTGGTGCCATCGCGGACGGTGCTGTGATGAACGTTAGCCTAACGGCCAGCGTAGTTACGAGAAAGGGACAAGGCCACTTGACCATTGTACATCCGTACATGAGCGAGCCCTTTTACCTGAGTATCGACAACGCCACAAATGCCGGCTTCCTCGAACACTTGGTGATGGGTTACATCAACAAGTAAGCGCAAGAACAAAAAGAAATCAGCGGCGGGTAACCAATCCCGCCGCATATTTAAGGAGTTGGTAATGAGAATGAAAGAAAGATTATACTTAACCGAAAATAGGTTAAAGGTAGTTAAAGAAGATGATCGCAGTGGACGCCACTTACTGTGCAAAAAAGGCGCGGAGCTTGATGACAAAGTAGCTGCTGAGTACGGCCTTGTTGATGGAGGTTTAGACCTTGCTGTAGCTAAACAAGTAAGCAAAGCTATGCAGAAAAAGTTCGATGAGATTGCTGCTGCTGAAGTAAAGCGCACAAGAAAAAAGCCTTCGTCAAAAAGCACACGAGTAAAAAAGGTAGCAACAAAGAGCACAGGCCGTGTGATTAATTTCGGTGGAAGCAAGAAGGATAAAAAGAAATGATCATGCGAGAAAGGCTTCACGTTACAGAAGATCGTCAAGTAGCTGTTCGGGATGGCGACAAGAGGGCTGCCTTCTTGTTAGTCGCAAAAGGTCAGGAGGTACCGAAAGTGATTGCAGAAAAATACGGAATTGTCGACGGTCGCTTAAAGCAGAAAAAGAAAGCTGCTGACAAGATGACAGAAAAACCACCTGACAAGATGGCAAGCAAACCGAACAATAAGTTCGTAAAATCTGAAGGTAAGGAGAAAAATAATGGGTGATGTTAGAATCACACCGCAAAAGATACTCAAGTCAGGAATCGTGCCAAACAACGTAGCTCCCTTAGTGCTTGTTGGTGTTTCAACCTACGTGGTCAGGAACACTGGACGAATGTTTTTACATTTCCTAAAAACATCGGCTGTGGATGCTAATCTTATAATCTTGACGCCTGTGACAGTAGCTGGGTTGACAGTGCAAGAGGTAGGATTAGAAGTGCTTGCAACTGTGGGTGACAAGCTGATCGGTCCATTTCCGCCATCAATATTTAATGATGGGCTTGGTGATTTGCGGTTCACCATAACAGATAATATTGATGGACTGTCGGTAGCAGCTCTTGAGATATGAGTGCACCGATCATACCTAATTAACAGGAAGGAGAAAAACAATGGGTGATATTAGAATTGTTCCGCAAAAAATACTCAAGGCTGGGATTATTCCGAGTTACACGACTCCGTTGACTTTGACGGATACATACTTGATTCGGAACACTGGGCGAATGGTCTTGCATTTTTTAAAGACCGAAGCTGTAATTGCTAACGTTACAGTAGAAACACCCATGACGGTGGATGGGTTAACCGTGCAAGAACAGGCACTTGCGGTACCTGCCTCTTCTGGTGATAAGATAATTGGTCCGTTCGCACCTTCGATCTTTAACGACGGGCTCGGTGATGTGCGATTTACGGTAGCTGATAACATTGCCGGACTAAAAGTAGCAGCTTTAGAAATATGAGCACACTGACCGTAGCAC